AAGTAGGTTTTTGATCCAATTTTTCACAAGTGAAATTAACGATGTAATAAACACTAAAATTTCAAGTTCAACTTGGCAATCTAATCTAAGATGTTTTGTGGCCAATGAAGACGGATTAAATTTAGATACCACAATTATGGTATTTCCAGTATCCGGATCATGGAATATGGGAACAGGTAAGTTTTCTAACTCACCTGAAACTCAAAATGGATGTAGTTGGGTTTGGAGGGATTATCAAGGTTCTACTAGATGGACAACTTCTTCTTTCGCAGCTGGAAGTACAGGTTCATATTCTACATCATCAGATGCAGGCGGAGGAACTTGGTATATTTCAGGTTCATATAGTGGTTCTCAAACATTTGGATATTGGAGTGATAAAGATATAAACATAAATGTAACTAATGTACTACATGCTTGGTATTCTAGTTCTATTCCTAATAATGGATTTATCTTAAAACAAGATTTAGAATTTGTTGATAATGTAAATGTACAACCTAATCTAAAATATTTCTCAGTTGATACTCATACTATTTATCCTCCATGTTTAGAATTTAAATGGGTAGATTTTACATTTAATACTGGTTCATCAACTCAAACTATCATAAATACTATCCCTGCTACTATCTCAGTAGCCGAAAACCCAGGTATTTTTTATCCAAGTAGTATTAATAAATTTAGAGTAAATGCTAGACCTACTTACCCTAATAGAGTATTCTCAACATCCTCATATTTTACAAATAATTATTATTTACCTACAAGTTCATATTATGCTGTAAAGGATTTGACTACTAATGACTATGTAATAGATTTTGATACTCAATATACTAAATTGAGTGCGGATGATACTAGTAGTTACTTTAATTTAGATATGAGTGGATTTGAAACAGAAAGATATTATGAAATTTTTATCAAAACCACAATAAATGGATCAACATTTGAATTTAATGATAATTTTTATTTTAAAATAGTAAATGGATAAGATTAATTTAACAAAAAAAGTATATAGTAAGAATCAATACCCAAAAGTAATTGATACTTCGTTTACACAATTAATCGACCCAGTTGTAGATGTTACTCAACCCACTATTTCAGTTGAAGATTTCTTTAACTACTATCTAGAATTATTTTATGTTATACCTCAGTTTGGAGATACAAATTCTCATGAGTATCTTATAAAAACAAGTACTGCATACATAGGTAACGCTCAAAACGATGAATTAATACAATCGTTATTAGAAGAAATAACACAACTTAAAGGTGAAAATGTAAGTTTACTTCAAACAATTACAACTTTACAAAAATAAAATGGCCAAAATAGTTAATATAAACCCGGTAGATCCAATATCTTTTGAATATCAAGAATATTCATCAGAAGATAATAATTTAATAGCATCAACAAACGTTGATATTGCATTTGATCCTTCAACTGATTATCTTGAGTATTTTATTTTAGATAGTAACCAAAATATTTTAAGTTCAAACGTTTTTGGTTATCCTAATTATAAGTTAATAGATAACGTTGTAACTATAGATCCTGAAGAAGATTTACGATCATTTGGGTACGACACAGGAAATTACAATACAGTATATAATTTTCTAAGAAAAAGACTAAGTTCTTCAGTAACCAATAAATATTATATTGATCAAATTAGTCCTGATAGAACTGAAATTAGGTTAAATACTACTTCCATTACAAATACAGAGGTAGTAAGTTCAACTAATGAGTTTATTTCTTACATACAAAATGATCCTAGGGGATATTTAGACTTTTATTTAGATTTTAATGATAATAAATTATTAATAGCAAATAATATTTTATTAGATAATATTAATCTGGATGATCCAACAGTTCTAATTAAATTGTATGAGCCATTACCAGCTGAATTTGATATTAAAAGTGAATGTTGGGTAGTAGAAAAAATATCGGATACTATAGCTTATTCTATTGATTCATTTGAAACATTTGAATTTACAGACAATAATATTAATTTATCGGGTCCTAATACAAATATAGGAATAAAAGACCAAGTAAATAACTCTACAGGGTATAGTAATTATAATTCATTAACTTCTAATACTTCAGTGTTAGGAACAGGAAGTTTATATTATCAAGCAAAAAGTATTTTAGCCGAAAGAGGAATTGAAATTAATATAGATTATTCAGATTACTCTCAATTTGTAAACTTTTCATCTGCAAATACTAGATTAGAAAATTTTTATTATAAACTTTCATTATTAGAACAATATCAAGTAAGTTCAAGTTTTGGAGGATCTTCGGGTTACTATTTATCTTCTAGTAATGATTTATGGTTAAGTAAAATAAATGATATTATAACTAATTTTGATGGTTATGAATATTATTTGTATTTCGAGTCATCAAGCACCACTTGGCCTAAAAGTAATAGTGTATTCCCATATAGGAATGTTCTATCAACTTCAGTATCTGGATTAACCTGGTTATCAGGCCAATTAAGTACAGCATCTTTATATGATGAAGAAAATTCAAACTATTTAGTAAATACAATACCTGAATACTTAAGGGAAGATTCAAATAACGATAAATATAAATTATTTGTTGAAATGATAGGACAACATTTCGATAGTGTTTGGACTTATCTTAAGGATGTAACTAATAAATCTAATGCTGATAACCGTTTAGATTATGGAGTATCAAAAGACATAGTAGCTGATATTTTAAGAGATTTAGGTGTAAAAATATACCAAAATAATTTTTCAACAAATGATTTATACTCAGCTTTAATAGGTATAACACCAACCGGAAATTTATATAACTTACCATATACAACAGGTTCATTACCTACTCCAAGTGAATTTGAATATATAAACTCTTATATAACTTCTAACGCAACTGGATCTCTTGTTCCTGTTGATGATATTAATAAAGAAATTTATAAAAGAATTTATCATAATCTACCATATCTTCTTAAGAAAAAAGGAACAGTAGAAGGATTAAGAGCATTAATTACAACTTATGGAATACCTGATACTATTTTAAGAATAAATGAGTTTGGAGGAAAAGATAAAAATAACAATACTTGGGATAATTGGCAGGATGTTAGTAATTATGCATACTATTTTAATACGAGTTCATTCCTAAAATCTGATTTTGTACTAAATGACAATTGGCCACATCCATCCACTCCATCCATCCCTCGTACAATACAATTTAGATTTAAAACTGATGGAATCCCATCTGGATCTACTTTTTATTCTTCCCCATTAGTAGGAAGATTATTAGAAACAGATACTAGTGTAGTAATTAATTTAAGATATAATGGATCTAGTTCAGCAACTAGCTCATATAATGGAGGACCTGTTGATCCATATAACAAATATGGATATGTAGATTTTTATCCAAGTGGTTCATTAGTATCACAAAGTGTATATCTTCCTATCTTTGATGGTGGGTGGTGGTCTGTTATGGTTACTAGAGAAGAAGAAATCAGTGCAGGGAAAAGCGATTTTTACTTATATGTAGCAAATAAACAATATAATGGAAATGATGGAAATATTTTAGGCTTTCAAGCATCTTCATCAATGACTGCTTCATTTGATGAGTGGGATAATAGTACAATAATGTGGATGGGAGATACATCCGCTATTAATTACATTCCAGTCTCTCTTCAAGAGCTAAGATTTTACAGTACTGTACCTTTAATAAATAGTGCTTTTACAAAATATGTAATGAATCCAACCTCAATTGAGGCAAATAATAATGTTGATGAGAATGATATAAATAACGCTCCTGATTATTTAGCATTTAGAATACCTTTAGGAAGTGAATTATATACAGGTTCTATTTCAGTTCATCCAAAAGTAACAGGATCGTGGGCAACTACACAATCATTTGCAAGTAATAGTTCCTTAACATCAAATAGTGGTGTATTAGCTAATAACACGGAATATGTATTTTATGATCAAGTTCCATCTGGTATTAAGAACGCAATATCAAATAAGATAAAACAAAAATCAAACGTTTTACCATATAGTGGTAGCGACTCCAATACCTTCAGTTCAGATGTACTATCACCGTTTAGATCGCTTCAACAGTCGTTTCCAATAAGTGAAAGTTATACTAGAGATATAGATTATGTTGAAATAGCATTTTCACCTCAAAATGAAATAAATGAAGATATTAATTCTTCAATTGGGTATTTTAATATTGGAGATTATATAGGAGATCCAAGAAACCAAAGTACAGATTTAACTTATTATCCTGATTTAAATGTTTTAAGAGATGAATACTTTAAAAAGTACACTCATAACTATAATATATGGGATTATACAAGATTAATTAAATATCTTGATAATTCATTATTTAAAATGTTACAAGATTGGGTTCCTGCTCACACCGATTTAGCATCAGGTATTGTTATTAAACAACATTTACTCGAAAGAAATAAATATCCCGTACCTCAATTAACTCAATCACAATACTACTATACAGCATCTATAGGAAGCTCAGGTTCAATGTTGGATGATCAAAGAATATACATTTCATCAACAGATCAACAATCATTTCCTTTAGAAACTTTTAGTGGTGGAACAGCAGGTACTATGCCTGACTTACCAGGAACTTCTTCTATTAATTTATTTGTAAATATAAACCAAAACTGGTCAGGCTCTAATAATACTGTTTTAGGTATAGTCCCATACGTTCACAAAACACAAGATGAATTTTATAATGGAGAATTTAGTGGTTCAGCCCTTCAAGTATCTCATCAAAGTCTTGTTGATGTTGATTGTTTAGACCTATTACATGTCTCATCAACTGCTACTAGTTATAAAACAATATATTATAGAACTACTGATTTTGAAATTGGCACAGGAATGTGGTTTTTATCTCCATCCCAAGCAAAAACAATAGGAGATGAAGCAGTAAGCGATCAAATCAATTCATTCCTTAACCCTAATACATCACCAAATAATGGTGAAATATATATCTTTCAAAGAAATCCTACAGCTTTAACATTATCAGCACTCCCAGGATATGCAAGTTCAGGAATTGCTGAAGATTTATTATTTAGACCATATGGGGTTAATTATATTAAGATAAATAAAACGGATTCAACAGGATTAGATAATACTACTCCTTTAGGATTAGTAGACAATATAAGGATAAAATTTACAGATATTACGGCAGGTGTAGATCATGCTGTTTTAAGTATAACGGAATATCCTACTTATTATTTATATAATATTTCTCCGGCGCAAACTACATTTTCTACAAATACTGAAATATTAAATTATTTTGTTACCTCATCTATTACAAGTTCAAGGGTAATAAACTCTGATGCTGTTTTAACTAACTATAACTCGATTTTAGGTAACTCAATAAATTATATGAACACTAGTTCAGGTTTATATACGTTAAATAATACTCCAAATATCCCAATAATAATATCAGCCTCTATTAATACAAATGTTAATAATCCGGGTGGTGGGGGTGATACTGGAATAATAAATATTGAAGTAATAAATTCATATGGTTCAGGATATTTCTTGTTAACAAAAATATTTTCAATAACAAGTACTACTCCACTTACAACTACAATTTCTGCATCCTATTTCCCAATAGAAGGAGATACTATAAATATAAGATTAATTGGTTCGATCTCTTTACCATTTAACTTAAATAGTGCTAGTTTTATAATAACTCAATCAATAACTCCAGTAGCAGGTGTAGTTAATCCACTAATAATACCTGAACCATACATTGTAGAAGCTGGATACTATAATAGTGATTGTAATCCACTAATTAATAATGTTTTAGAAGCAAGTTCTAATAATGGTTTGTATATGGATGTTGATTATTCTAATAATAATATAATAGCATTAAACCAACAAGGTATTTTAGCAGGTACTGCAACTTTAGCAGATATAAACTTATGGAATTATTCATATGATTCCCACATTAATGCAAGATATGTAGGAACAAAGCAATACCAAGCGTTAATTAATCAATATACTAGTGGAGATACAGCATTTGGTAAAGAACCACTTATTAAGTCTTTAGATTCTTGTATATATGAAAAACTATGGGCAGGTAGTGGTTATCCTGAAAACATATCAGGAGGTAATATCCAATTATCAAATATTTTATTAGTAGGAGATGATAAAGATAGTGTAACTGTAATACCTCCATCAGATCCTACTTATAATATTATTATAGAGAGGAATTTCCAACCATCTACAGGACAATCAGCAGCAACACAAAATTTTCAATACAATAATACTACAAATTTAATTTCTCCATTACCAATTTTACATCCAAATATACAAACACAAGATGCGGCATATTGGGCTCCAACATATTATGATGGTATTCCGGCTCCTGGACAACCTATAGCAAATGTTGTTATTTCTGAAAATATGTTATATTTAACAGGCTCATGTAACATTCAACTTGCTACAAGAAACTCTTCAAATCAACAAGTTTCATCTTCAACAGCATTAACATTTGATGATGTTGCTCCCCAAATAAAAAACTCTATTGCAAATGGAAACAAATTTTTTGTAAGTTTCTACAACAATTTGGCAGGTATAGCATCTGGAAATTTAAATGCTGGAGGAGTATTTTATGGCCCACCTTGGGAATTAGCATTTTCAGGCTCTTTAGCAGGACCAATATATAAATTTAATATCCTAAATCCTTCAGGATACAATGCCGCAGATTATCTAAGCAATTTTCAAATAGGAATAGGAACCGGTATGTTATTGTTTGAAGGTAAACCACAAATAGGCACAATGATGGTTTATGGTCCGGGTGGTGATAGATTTAGCGGATCAGGTCCTGGATATTTATTAAATTTATATCCGAAAAAAGTAATTACTGATAATGTTCAATACATTACTAAAACTTATGGGGCAAATCCTAATTAAAAACATAAAAATTATATATTTATAACAAAAACATAAAATAAATGGGCTTTTTAAATAATTCGATAGTCACAATTGACGCAATTCTTACAACAAAAGGAAGACAACTTTTAGCTAAAGGGGATGGTACTTTCAAAATCACTCAATTTGCATTAGCAGATGATGAAATAGATTATACTCTATATAATCCGACACATCCTTCAGGTTCGGCATATTATGGTGAGGCAATTGAAAACATGCCTATTCTAGAAGCATTTCCTCAAGAAACACAAGTTATGAAATATAAACTTATAACTTTACCAAGAGGAACAGCAAAATTACCTATTTTAGATTTAGGTTATACTTCGATTGTTATTAAACAAGGAGCATCATTAGCAATTACTCCACAAACTTTAAATTATTTAGGAGGAAATACATTTGAATCTAGTGGATACACAGCAACAATATCAGATGTTAGATTAATGCAAACATTTGAAGGTGTTGGTATCAATACACCTCAAGCAACATCATTAAATTCGACAACAACATTAGGAACAAATGTATCTAAAACAGTTGTAGGTACTACAATCAACATTAGAGCAACAACCGTAAATACATTGTTTGGTTCTAATATCGCTTTATATGCAACTTTAACAGTTGAAGGACGTGATTCAGGAGCTAGATTAACTATTCCTATCACCGTAACTAAAGTATCTTAGTAAAACAAATAATTTAAATTAAGAATATCAAAAATATATTAAAAAATGAGCTTTAAAAGATTAGACGCAGAAGACTTTGTAGTTAGTTCGGATACTATTTCCGCTACTTTATGGTCATCTTCTTCCCCAACATTATCAACTTTCTTTACTTCATCAACCCAAGAAGCAGGATCCTCAGGAAATTATTATCTAAATATATATCAAACTGCATCTTCAGATGCTAGTGCAGCTATTCAGTTTGCATTGGCATATGGAAATAATAAGGGAAGTGGTAGTTTAAATTATAATAGTGCAGTAAACGGAAGATCACCAACATCAACCATATATGGTCAATTCCAAAACCTAGTAATAGGAGATGAAAATACAAATTTTTCTTTTGGAACAGTGGTTTCGGATGAATTTTATGTTTTATCAATTGATAGAACAAGATACAAAGAAAAATTATTGTTAGGGTCTTTAGCATTAACAATATCTGGCTCATCAGGTTCTGTAACATTAACTGATAATGCGGCGTATGTTTCTTCAGTTTCATTTAATGAAGCAGGAAGAGTATTTCAATTAATTACTGGATCTCAAGGTGCAATAAGTTCAACACTAACTAGAAATACTACAGATGGATATTCTAAAAACTCAGGATCTTATGGTTGGTTCTTACCGGATATTGGAACTATAATCTTAAACTCTAAAGCATTAGCAGATTATGCTGTGAGTGGAGGTATTGGTTTACAATATAGTGGTTCATCATCAGGTTCAGTAACACCTAATAGAACTCCAAACGCAAGTTTATATACAGCCATAAGTGAAGGAGCTAATTTTAAATTAAATAGTCAAGAGACAATCACCTCAGATTTTATATTCATTAGAGCTAGAAATGCTGAATTTAACTATTCAGAAAATCCAAGTTATATATCAGGTTCAACTGGAGAGATAGTATATAGTTCATTTATTGATGCACCTCAAACATATGTAACTACAATTGGACTTTATAATGATACTAATGAATTATTAGCGGTTGCTAAATTATCTAGACCTTTATTAAAAGACTTTACGAAAGAAGCACTTGTGAGGCTTAAGTTGGACTTTTAGTATATACTTATATAAAAATAATATATGAGTGCCTATAAACCATTTTTAGCATCTAACATAATTGTTACTCCCTTTGAGGTAAATAAAAATTTTACATTCACTGGAAGTTTAGCATCTCAAATAGATAGATACACGGGCACAAATATAATTAATTATATTTTTTCTCCAACTGCTGATCCTACATCTAGTGGTCAATATCAAAGATTAATTTATAATTCCATAAAAGAACTATATTATTCAAATTATTTGAGTTCAAGTTATGGAGACCCGGTTAATAGAGCCACTTTAATTCCTGGAAGAGATTCTGAAGGAGATAGATACGTAGGAGGTCCTCAAGCTCCAGGAATGTATGAAAACTATCAACCTACAACACTAACATTTCCTAAAAACTTCCCAACAGCATCTGATGATAGAATAGCTGTTATTTCAATTCCTTCTACTTATTACGGGAACTATGTCAAACCATCAACATTTGTTTTTAAATGTCAGAGTGGTTCATTTTATGACGATGGAGAGGGAAATATAAAGTCCGGAAGTATAACTATACCATACTCTGCATCATTATCTTATGGTAATATATTTTATGAACATGGTATTGCAGTTATATATGGAGTATCAACTTCAATCTTAACTAACATAACAAGTTCAGTTCAAAGTACAACTTGTTCATTCCAATCATCTCTTACTATTTACGAAACTCAATATAAATGTACTATAAGAGAAAGTGAATTTAATTTTACATTAAATCCATCTGTAACCTCAGGAAGTACACCTATAACTGGGTCATTCTATAATTACTACACTCCCTCAGAAAACTTAAATGATTTTGCTACGGGTTCAGTATTTCAGCCTCATATAACTACTATTGGGTTATATAATGATAATAAAGAACTATTAGCTGTAGCCAAACTCGCTCAACCCTTACCACTATCCAAAACAACAGACACAAACATCATAATAAATCTAGACAGATAAAATCAATAAAAATGTGGTTATATAAAGAAAAAGAGGTTACATCTATATCAGATATGCCTGATAATACTTTCGGGTTCATCTATCAAATAGTTCACCTAGAAACAGATCAATTTTATATTGGACGTAAAAATCTCCAACTAAAGAAGACTAAAAAGATAGGTAAAAAAGCTCAAGCATTACAAGAAGGAAAAGGACGTAAAAAAACCAAAGAAGTAAAATACGAAGAAAGTGACTGGATAACATATTGGTCATCTTCTAAGATAATACATAAAATGGTAGAAGAACAAGGCTCACAAGTATTTAGGAGGGAAATATTAGAATATGCATATAGTCCTAAACAATTAAGTTTTTTAGAAGCCGAATACCAATTCAAAGCCGAAGTGCTACGTAACCCAAAAGCACTAAACGAAAACATACAGGCTAGATACTTCAGAAAAGATTTGGAGAACTAAAATATTATTATTATATTGATAAGTATGACTAATCAGTTATTAATAAGTCTAGTAAACTCAGTATTAGGTGTAGGTAAATCCACATCACGTAATAATTATGCTTATCATTGTCCGTTTTGTAATCATAGTAAGAAAAAATTAGAAGTTAACTTCACCGAAAACTCGGATGGATTAAATCCATGGAATTGCTGGACTTGTCTTACAAAGGGTAAAAAAATATACAATCTATTTAAGAAAATAGGAGTAGCTCCGGAGAAATATGATGAGTTAAGAAAATTAGTTACATCTACTTCTTCATTTAATCCTACCATTCCACTCATTCAGAAATTATCATTACCTACTGAATTTAAATCATTGATTAATGTTCCTAAAAGTAATATAATTGCTAAACATGCCCTTTTATATCTTAAAAAACGAGGAGTAAAGGAATATGATATTGTAAAACATAACATAGGGTTCTGCGAATCTGGAGAATATAATAATATGATAATTATCCCATCATATGATGCAGATGGTAAAATCAATTATTTCACAGCTCGTTCTTTTAATAAAGATTCATTTATAAAATTTAAAAATCCTGAAGTATCAAGAGATATAATAGCTAATGAATTATTTATAAATTGGGATCTACCCATAATAATATGTGAGGGGATGTTTGATGCACTAGCAATTAAACGTAATGTTATTCCATTATTAGGGAAAAATATCCAAAATAGTTTAATGAAAAAATTAATTACTTCTAAAGTAAAAAAAATATATATAGCACTTGACAAAGACGCTATTAAACAATCTGTTA